ATACGACCCCGCATATTCGATGCTGGTGATCTGGAACGCGCCTTCGACGGTGCCAAAATCAGGGATAATCACTTGAAAATCCGGGATTTCACCGTTGAAGAACACAGCCCGTGCCCGTTCATCGGTTGCCGCATCACGAAACACACCAGAGCCCGAAATCGACGCCGCTTTGACGCCCGCCCCGGCCAGCAACTCGCGCCAGCCGCCCAAACTGTCGAGACTGGTCACATCGACCGTCTCCGCGTTGAAGCTGATGCGCGACGCACGCAGCCCCGCGATGGTTTCGAACTGACCCGCTCCGGTCATATCCATCTTGATCAACAGATCCTTGCCGCTTTGCACAGCCATGCCAGCCACTCCTTATTCTGAAAACTTAACCTTCGACGCGGACACGGAATGTCAGGTCGATACGGCGCACAGTGGCCCCCTCGACCCGCCGCGCACGCGCTTGATGAAACCAGATCGCAACGACGCGCCCGGTGCTGAGTGCCGGTTGCGTATCGGGCAGAATTTGCGAGATACGCGCGGCAGCACTTTTGCCTGTCAAAAAGCCCGAGGCATCACTGACCACCGAGATCTGCACCCGATGCTCGGACCCCGGACCGGTCACGTCGGACCGATCAATCGCGTCCTCGACACCGATCACGCCATAGGTGCCTTGCGGCGTTCCCGGTGGTGCCGCGTCATGCACGCCGCCGGGCAACAACCCCGCCAAAGTCGCGTCATTTATCAGCACATCATACAAAGCCTGTTGCAGGGCTGTGGCAGATTGATAGCTCATGCAGGCACCTCCTCACGGGCGTGGCACAGAAGAAATGCGCCTTGCGTATCGGCCTCTGAAACCGCGAGGATCGTAAAGAAACGATCCCCTTCGCGCAGGCGCTGGTCGGGGCGGGGCCGCTGCGGGCTGCCCTGTGGAGCTGCGCGCATATAGACGCGGAACAGCATCCGGCCCTCGGGCGCAATCGTGCCCCGTTGCTGGGTGCCAGACCCGGCGCGCAACTCGACCCAAAGCGTGCCCAACTCGGTCCAGCTGGTGGTAAAGCCGCCTGCCCCATCCGGGGTTGTGACCACTTCCTCCAGCACCATCGGTCGGTTGAGGGAATAGCGCATCAGCGATGCCCCCCAGCCGTAACCCGAACCGGCATCCAGCGCTTCATCAACGCCTCGACAGCCCCCGGCACAGCGGCGTCACCCTCGGTGCGCGCCTCGTAGAACTGCGCCGCTAAAAGCATGACAGCCTGGCGCAAATCATCGGGCACCGCGTCCCAAACAACGCCGAACCCGGCGGTGAATTCCACTTCGACCGAGCCCTTGCTGGGCACCATCGGCAGCACGGCACCCGTCGCCGCAACCTGCGGGCGGTGCCGGTCAGAAACTAAACGGAAGCGTTCGATATCAACAACTTCGGGCGTACCGAACACATCAATCAACGTCATCGCAGAGACCACTGAGACCGGAGCCACCGGCAGTGCCTGGGCATCCGCCCAGCGCCAGCGCTGCAACGTCATCTTGAAATCACGTGTCATCAGGGCTTTACCCGTGCGCGCCTCGATCATCGCCATCGCCGCGCGTAAATACTGGACCAGCAGAGGGTCCGACGTCGCCTCGTCGGCAAAGCCTGCGCCCAGACGCAGATGCGCACGAAACGCTGCGACTGGCAGGTCACCGTCATCCACTGAACTGGTTTCGATCAAATCCATGCTTGCCTCCTAGACGTCTTCTACTGGCTGAAAACCGGCGCAGGCGCGTCCCCGTACCGCTCACACGGATAGGGAGCAGCCGGACGATACGGGGCGAAAAACCCTGTGGGTCCGCCGTTCACGCCTGCGCCGCCATCGACCTGACCCCGCCCACGGGGGTCAGACCAATTTCATACGATCTCAGGGGATTACGAGACCGAGAACTTCAGCAACTTGATCGCGTTGAAGTCCGTCACGTCGCCGCCCACGCGCTTGGTGGCATAGAACAGCACATGCGGCTTGGCGCTGAACGGATCACGCAGCACGCGCAGATCGGGGCGCTCAGCGACGGTGTAACCCGCGCGGAAGTCACCAAAGGCGATGCCATGTGCATCGGCTGCGATGTCGGGCATGTCCTCGGCGATCAGAACCGGGTAACCCATCAGGCGTGCAGGCTCACCCGCAGCCAGACCGTCCGACCACAAGAAGCGACCATCAGCGTCCTTCATCTTGCGCACGGCACCGGCGGTTTTCGAGTTCATCACGAAGGCCGCATTGGCGCGGTAACCCGCCTCCAGCGCATAGACCAGATCGACGATGGCATCGGCCGGATTGGTACCGTCAAAGTCGCCAGCGGCGCCCGTTGCGACATAGCCCAACTCACCCCAGATAGCGGTGTCATTGGCGGTGATCGTGTGATTCAGAATACCGCGTGGCTTGTCCACACCGTCACCGGCGATAAAGGAAGCAGCCTCAGCACGCGCGAATTTTTGCGCGATACGGTCAGCCAACCAACCCTCGACGTCAAAGGCGCTGTCTTCCAGCAGACGCTGGCTTGCCTTTGGCATGGCCGACAATTCATGCAGCTTGATCGAGATCCGATCAATCGCGGCACTGCCGGTTTCCGAGATTGGGCCAGCTTCGACAGCCCAGCCCGAACCAACGTCGCCGTGGTCCACGAGCACGTCAAACGAACCCGCTTCGACTTGCACAACGCTTGCGATGGCACGGATCGAGGCCGAGGCGTAGAGAACGCCCTGAATACGCTCAGAGGTCTGCGGATCGACAAGATAGCCGCCTTCCGAGTTCACCGAGGTGTTCATGCCCTTGCCTTCGAGCACGATCCCACGCAGCGCGTCATCGTCGCCGCTGCGGAGATAGGCGTCGAACGCCTTGAGGTGCAGGCCTTCGCCAGCGTCAGATTGCGCCAACACGGGGCGCGCGGTTTTCGTCATAAATTTACGGTCCAGCATGGTCAGTCGCTCGTCCTGTTTTTTCAGATTGCCCGTTACATCCGCGCGGAAGGATTTGATTTCATTCACGAACCCCTCCATCGCAGTCTTCAGTTGCGCCGCCTCGCCGACCGGCTCTTGCGCCGCGTCATTCGCCTGGCCCGTAAACGATTGGGACCCGGGAAACTCGCTGCTCATCATGTCAGTCCTTTCTTGGTTGCCTTGGTACGGCAGGCCGCACCACGGCACCCGCCTCCACCGCAGAGGCCGAAAGCCCCTGCGCTGTCTTGTTGTGAAACACGAAGGTTTCAGCGTTTCAGTGCCGTTCGCGCTTCGTCCAAACCTTTGGCGAACACCGTCATCAGGCTTTCGCCGCGGGTGTCCTCTTTGGCCGAAACACGCGCTACTGGCAGCATCGGGAACGTCACCAGCGACACCTCCCACAGCTCCAACTCGTATAACTTGCGCCCGCCGCCGGTCTGCTTTTCAGCCCGCAACGTGCGGTAGCCAATCGACAACCCGTCGACCGCGCCCGCCGACATCAGCGCCGCTGCCTCGCGGCCCTTGGCCACATCGGTCAGCAATCGGCCACTGACGCGCAATCCGTGCGTGTCCTCGACGACTTCATCCCAGACACCAATCGGTTGGCCCTGATCATGCTGCCACAGCATCCGCACGCGTCCGCCAGCTTCGGTCAGCCGTTTCAGGCTTGCCGCATAAGCACCCGGCATGACGATATCGCCGCCGCGATCTTTGACGCCAAAGACCGACGCATAGCCCCGGATCAGCGATCCGTCCGACAATGCCACACCCGGTTGGGTGAATTTCGTTTCCAGCCCCGTCATCGTCTCTCCTCAGATCCGTGCCACCAACAAGGCCAACGCACCGTGCACCAGCACGCCTGACGCCACCCCGTAAACTACGAGCCACAAACGCTTTTCCAAACGTTCCAGCCCTTCTTCGATCCGCGTTAGCCGATAATCCAGCCCAGCGCGGCGCTCGGTCTCGACGCGCTCTTGGGCGTCGATTCGGGCCTGCGCGAGGTCAAAACTGTCGTATAAGAACCGTGACCCGCCGACCGCTCGTCTTTGTGCAGTCATTCACCCTCCGAGCGTGGCGAAAGCCCCAGCAGTGCGCGTTTTTCGGCCTCCGTCAGGAAGTCGGCGTCAGCCACCCGGCGCCAATGCTGCTCACGTTCAATCGCCAGCGCGGGCACCTGATCCAGGTCAGGCTTCAGCTCTAACGCGTCGCCGCTATAACCAGACAGCCAGTGAGACAGCGAATCCGTCACCTTCGCGGCCAGCGGCAACACCGTCAGACGGTAGAACCCGCGATTAGCCTCTTGGTAATTGGCATAGGTCGCGTCACCGGTGATCCCCAGCAACATCGGAGGCACGCCAAAGGCCAAAGCGATCTCGCGTCCGGCGGCTTCTTTGGTCTTGTGGAATTCCATATCCGAAGGGCTAAACCCCATCGGTTTCCAATCGAGGCCACCCTCCAGCAACATCGGTCTGCCCGCGTTACGCGCGCCCTGATGGTGCATTTCCATCTCTTCCTGCAGGCGCTCGAATTGCTCTGGCGTCATCGAGGCCTGACCGTCCGACCCTCGGAACACAATCGCCCCCGATGGCCGCGCGGCATTGTCCAACAAGGCCTTCGACCAGCGGCTTGCACTGCTGTGCACATCAAACGCGGTCGCGGCAGCTTCGATGGGTGACAAACCATAATGATCGTCGAGCGGGTGATAGGAGCGCACATGGCAAATCGGCGACGGGCCATCACCGGCGATAAACCGATGTTTGCGGCCTCCCACGGCGTATTCATAGCCTGCAGGCCAACCATCGGTGCCGGGAATGACGCTCATGCGATCCGAGCGCAGCACATGCAACTCAGCGGGCATGCCCGGTTCCGACCCGGCGACACCCTCAATATAGGCGCTGCCAGATAGCAGGATTTGCGCGTAGATGGCCTCTAGAAACTCAGCGCGGCCTTGTGCCGGATTCGGCCGGCGCATCAGACCCAGCAACGGGTGCTGGTCATACCGACGTTCGCAGTCTTGTAGTACCAAGGGCAGCGCGGCTGCGGCCTCGGAAATCAAGCGAACAGCACGGAAGCCAACGGGATTGCCCTGAAACCCAGCGCGGGTCAGCGAGACCGTGTCGCGCGCCGTCCAGCGCGGCTGCGTTGCGGCTTGGATCGCCGCCATCCGCCCGACTGCCCCGGCCGTCAACGGCCCAACAGCCGAAGCCTTTGCCTCGGGCGCTGCCACCGGCTTGCGTAAGAAATCGAACATGCACTGCCTCCTTGTCGCGTGGCACCCGTGTTTGCCTGGTGCCTCGGCCTTGAAACGAGTTATCGCCTCAAAGAGTTTTCATTTCGGAAGGGCACCGAACGGTGCTTTGGATTGCGCGCAACACCAAAGAAAAAGGGGGGCGTTGCCCCCCTCACCGCGTCGCGGCTCACCCTCTAGGATATTTGTCGCACAAAGATGCCTTAGAGCGCTCTGACGCGTGGCTGTCGCCATTTCGCCGAGGGCTCTAGGACCAACTCATGCAAGGCCCAGACCAGCGCATCCACGCGATCCGGGCTGCCGGTTCCACGAAACCCCTGCGCTGTCATCTGCGCCATTTGTTCCTCAAGCGGACCAAGCCCACGCAAATGTTTCACCCGGCCCTGTTCATAGAGCGCCGCCACAGGTTCGGCGCGCGCCGATTTCCCGCGTGAGGCATGAACGCCGCGATAGGGGATCAGCGGATCGACCTGTCGCAGCACACTGGCCACCAGATCGCCGCCTTGGTTCACCTCGGCGACCAGTTTATCGGCCCCGTGGCGTTGCATCGCGTCAATGGCTGCATTGGCCCAATCGGTGGGGCTTGAGGCGCGAACGCTGGCGTCTTCCAGCACGTAGGCCCGCCAATCGGCCACCGGCCCTTGAGTGACCGCGCCGACAACGACGATCCCGCACAGGTCCGAACCCGCGTTGCCCGTGACCGCCGGATCAACCGCCACCACCACACGATCAAATGCCGGGGCTTTGTCGACGCGACACCCTTCGATCAAAGCCTGCGGGAAGAGCGTGCCCTCGGCGTCATCCAGCAATACTCCTTCGAGTTCTTGCCGTCCCAAGCGTGTGCCACCATAGCGCGTTTCGATCTCAGTCAGAAAGCTGTCGGCCAACCAAGCGCGGTTGGCCTGTGTCGGCGCTTGGGTCAGAACCGTTGAGGGATTTTTGAGCAAGTCCTTGAGCGTGGTTTGCGCGCGCGGTGTTGTCGTGACCACGCAACGCGGTTCATCCCCCAAACGCAGCGCGAATTGAAGCATGTCCCAGACCTCATCGGCCTTTTTCCACTTGCCCAGTTCGTCGGC